TTTGGCACCCAACTGGACCGCTTTTGGCATCATGCCAGCCCAATCTGGACCTATCCAGCACCGTCAACTGGACTTATGCAGCGTCCCGCGCACGAGGCTGTGCGGCCATCGGTGTGTGCGTGAGCGCATCTCTCACCCCCTCCAACACCCATCACAACGCCATCTCGCTCATCCAGCACCCGACATAGCAAAAGCCGCCACGCGCTAACGTGACGGCCTGCTGTCGTCTTGCTGATGCTGCGAGCTGTCAGAACTCTATGGCATCGTCTACGATGTCCCTGCTGCCCTCGCTGACCTTCACGTTGGGGAAGTGCTTGGCTGCTTCCTGCATCATGTCCTCGACGCGCCCCCTGAAGGCCAACGCTGCGTCTGACAGGGCATAGACCACCCAAGTCGGGTTCTGCCTCCTGACAAGCCCTATGTCGCCCCTCACGACGAATGCGTAGACCACATCATCCAGCACCGTTGTCACGACGTCCGACGATGCTGGATTGTGGCCAGCGTTGAGTGCTGCCTTGTGCAGGATCGGTATAGCCTTGCACAGCTTGTCCGCGATGTCGGCGGTCGCCTTGGCGTTTTCCGCGATCATGGCTTCATCCATATCCGCGACCAGGCTGGCATATCTGGCCGCGTATGCTGGCGGCACACATTCCAGCAACCGCTGCCCCCAAGTCTGCTGCGCTCGCTTGAGCATCTCATTAAACGGCGTGACGGCTTTGGTGACCGCTGCTGTGTACGGCTTGCCATAGTCCGAGTTGCCACCGACCTTGAATGTGCCACGCTCGGCCATCGCCTTCTTTGCTGCTGTTGACTTTGGCTTAGGCATTGTTGCGCAACCTTACATAAACCGTGACACGCTCAGCCTCGACCGTGTATGGCGTCAGGTCACCAAGCGCCTCTTTCAGTTTTGCCTCATCGAGCTTTGCATACGATGTCTCTCTGACCGATGCTTCATGGAAGTCTCCGACCAAGTCTTCGCCTCTCGATAAGATTTTATCTCGCAGATACTTTTCCTTCACCTGGAGCGATTTGATTTCGGCCCTCACATCGGCCAACGCATCTGCTGGATGAATGTTGCTCAGGCCATTGTCGTGTTGTATAAGATTGGTCATTGCGACCCCCTTTTGCTTAGGTTGCAGTCATGAGGGCGGCTGGTTGCACAGTGCGCTCTCTTTTTTTTGTTTAGACCACTGTTGGTGCAATATCAAGTTAAACTGAATTTAGCTTACGCAAGCTCTGCGACTGTGAAGGGCCTGAGCGCAAGCGGCCCGAAGGGCAGGCCGTTCACTGGCGCTGTGCGCTGCGTCAAAAATATCGTGTGTGGCGGCTCTTGGCCGACACTCATTTTGAGGCACCTGTGACGTGGGTATTGACAAGTTGTGTGCTGGAGGTTACGGCTTTAGCCGCTGGGTCCAGCAGCGGCGCACCTAAACAATACACAAACCCACCACATACCTCCAAGCACCTCGCTTCGGAGGTTTTTTTACGTCCAAACGCACGTTTCATTGCGCTCATCATGCAAGCAAACGCGCCGCTGAATTTCTCCAGCGGCACAAATGATTTCAATGACTTAGCAGGCAAACGCGCCACTGACGCGCCAGTGGATTTTTGCCTGGCGCACATGCTGGTCTGGCCCTCAAACACCCCAGAACTCAACTTCTGCTGATTTGCGGGCTGCGATGGCATCGTCAATGGTTTCGAAGTAACCAAGGTGCTTTACCTTGCCATTGCTAATGCCAATCTTTGCCTGCCATTTATTTGCACTTTTATTGAAAGTAACGCCCTTGCAGCCAGACGTGTTATTACTCTGAATAGACCTAACCCTGCTGATAGCCACGCCGCGTCCACCGCCCCACTGGCCGATCTTTTTTCTGCGCAATCTCTCCGCGTTCATCACATCCAGCAGCGCGTGCAGCTCTTCGTTTGTCATCTCTGTCGGGCTTATCATGTTTACTGACATCCAGTCCTCGGCGCTCTCTGGATCGACTGCTGGCCAAAACCCAATCTTCTTGCGAGTTCGCTTTTCTTTACGCAGGTTGGTTTTCTGTCTGTAGATGTCCTTGTTTGTCATCTCACTCAGTTCCATTGCACTCTCCATATGTTATGCGCCACTAGATATAAGTCTTGTGGCGCAATATGTAAAGCTAGTCCTCTATGGCTTCCATCATCATCCCGATGGCATACGCTGCCACTGGATTGAGCGGCCTGTCGCCTTGTTCCCAGCGCCTGATTGTGCGCCCGCCATTGGCTCCCATGCCCCATTCGTCGGCCAACGCCTGCTGGCTGTATACGAGCGTGCGTCTGGCCTCTTTGAACTGCTCTGGCGTCATTCCGGCATTCCCTTTATCATTTGGACAACATCAACCCGATGTACGAGATCTTCACGCCACACATCGCTGTTGCCGTTTAAAAGCCTCCAGCCACGCCGCCTGCATGCGTCCCCGATTGTTGATTGGTTTAGCCCAGTTTCCCTTGCGATTTCAGTTATTGTGCAGTCCCAGCCAACGGATGTTCCCGCCCGCCAAATGATGAAGTCGTTAGCCTCTTGCTTGCGCGTTGATTTGTGCTTCTTTGTCATTGGCCTGCCTCCTGCTTTTGCTGGCGCTCTAAATCTTCCAGCGTACCTTTGTACGACCGCAGCCGTGCTGCTTCTGTGTCGCGGTGGTAGCTGTCCCTTGTTGTGCTGACAGCGCGCTCCTGCGAGGCAATAGCTGCCCGCGTGTTTTCTATTCGTTGCTGAAGTGTGAGTGTCATCTTGTGCTTCCTATCTGGCGGGCTTCATTGCCCTATGCACACAGAAATAGGACATCTGGCCCCCATTGTAAAGGGCCAAATGTCCTATTCAGAAATGTTTTTGCTGTTTTCTTAAATTATATTGCAACCTCCCCCACGCGCCCTGTAGATATGACGCCCTTCCTGTCTTTCCGCTGGCCAATGCTGCGGTACTCGATCTCTTCAATCAGCCCGTTGGTCGTCCATTTCTTCAGGATGCCCTTGGCCTGCGCGTCCGACTTATTGTTTGCGCTGTCTTGGAAAACATATCCTGTGATGACGTTGCCCGCCCATCTTGCCTTATCCTGCGGTCGCATCGACCAATGCTCGCCCTCCTCTGGGCCATTGTCGATCAGCGTCAGGATGTCATTGGTCACGCGGTCTGTCATGCCAGCGAATTGGTCCGGCAGCTTGTAGCTGATTGCCACGCCGACCCATTCATCGTTGTCAAGCTTGACGCCGTGCATGCGCCGATAGACTGCGGCGTCAGCTGGCGGTGCGAGGTTTGCTTTTCCGTCGTCAACGCGGAACAGCCCGCGCGCTTCAATTTCAGGTATGCCCAGCTTGGCGGCGTCATCTGAGCTGATTTTATTGATGACGCGGGCCGCTCTGGCTGCGCCGATTAATGAGCCTGCCCCGCGCACGCTGTCGATGGTTGCGTCATCCCCGTTGCCCTTGCGGACGTGATGCACGACGTGGACCGCTGCGTCTGTCTCGCGGGCCAGCTTGCGCAGCATGGCCACGACAACCTGAATAGCGGTGTTGGAGTTCTCGTTGACCTCATGCACGCTGACAAACGGGTCAATGATGACGAAGCCGATGTTGTTGGCTTTGATCTTGTCGCGCATAAATGCAAGCAGGGCCTCGTTCTGGGCAATGCCGTCCCTATTCTCGACGGCCAGCGTGATGCCGATTGTGTCCTCGCCATCCATGAACAGCTTGCCCGCGATGTCGTCGTGCTTGACGCCGTAGTGCTTCATGGCGGCGGCCAGGCGCAGTTGCAGCTCAACCAGCGGATCTTCGAGGTTGATGATCCAGACGTTAGTTTGCTCTTTGACCTGCTCCTCCAGCAGCGGCTTGTTTGCCGACACTGCCATCGCCTCGACCATTGTGAGTGAGGTCTTGCCGATCCCGCCTGCCGATGCTGTGACGCTGACAAAGCCGCGAATGTGGTGGTGCGCGTAGACCCAGCGACGCTTGGGCAGGTTCGCCTCGTCGATCGGAGCCACCGGCGTTGGCCATGTGTCACCTGATGATATGTCTGGCTCTGCCGTTGTTTGCTGATCTGGCTCTGCTTCCATGTCCGCGCTCGCATCCGGCACAATATCAAATTCGCTTAGATCATCGCAGGCGTCTGGTATCTGGTCGTTTACGCGATCAAACGGGTCCGGCCGCAGTTCTTTTGCATACTCACGCACGGCGACTGTCATGTTGTTCTGGTGTTCGTAGAAGCAAAACAGGTCAAACGCATCGCCCCAGCATATGCCCTCCTTGGCCTGACCTAGCCCAGCGCCCGCGTCGGAGCCTGACAGGGATACCCAGTGCGTGCCGAAGTCTTTAGTGGCAAACGATCCCGATGACTGGTGCGGGCTGCGGTAGCTGTCAGATCGCCCCTGCTGCTCGTATCCGTATTTTGCGAACAGGTCTGCAATGCTGTGGCGCTGGTTGAACTCGTCAACCGGGTCCAGATCATCGTGGCGCTGGTTTCGCTTTTCTTCGCGTGCGGCCTGCCGTGCGGCACGTTCCTGCGCCGCCTTGCGCTCTGCTATCTCTGCCTGCTTCGCGCGGAACTCGACATTAGACCAGATCCGGCTCTGCTTGACGTCCAGCATTCCCTGCCCGCGATGCTTCTTGCCGATGTAGAAGTTTGGCTTGCCGTCTGCGTCGCGCCTGTCGGCTGGCACGTTGGGAAGGTAGATCGGCTGGCCTGTACGGCTCAGAGCCGTATCGCAC